ACAGATCTCTGAACCATCTGCATAGATCTTCATAATGCCAGTTCCAGTTATTCGCTTCAGAAGAAGGCAAAGCAGCTAAACAAGTTTGTTGAGGGGCAGTTTTATGCCACTTGTGCTTATGAAAAGGCAACAAAGTGCTTTATAGATGCTGGAATAACTGGAACTGGCATTATGAAGATCTATGCAGATGGTTCAGAGATCTGTGTAGAGCGTGTTTTGCCAAATGAAATAGTTTTAGATGACCGCGATGCCTTATACGGCAATCCAAGATGCATTTATCAGTGCAAAACAGTGAATCGGGACGTGTTAAAGGCAATGTATCCCGATGCTGAGGTCTTTATTGAGCAAGCAAGCTCCTCAAAGAGTGGTTATGGGCTTGGATATTACGATCCCGCACAAGACGCTGATCAAGTAGGCGTTGTTGAGGCATGGCATTTACCAAGTTCTAAGGGTGCCAAAGACGGCAAACACGTTATCTGCATCTCAGGCTTCACTCTATTTGAAGAGCCATGGACCAAGGACTACTTTCCCTTTGCTTTCATTAAATGGAATCAAAGGCCCTTTGGTTTTTTTGGCCAAGGTATAGCTGAGCAGCTTCGAGATATTCAAATTGAGATAAACAAGCTTTTAATAGGCATACAGAGAGCCCATCACTTGGGTTCTGGATTTACAGTGTTTGTAGAGCAAGGTTCAAAGATCGTTAAGAGTCACTTCAACAACGATATAGGGAACTTTGTTAGTTATTCAGGGGTGAAGCCGACTATTGAGGTGTTCGCAACGGTGCACCCTGAGATTTATGCCCATTTAGAGCGTCTTTATCAAAAGGCCTTTGAGATTGTGGGAATCTCCCAGCTGTCAGCTCAATCTAAAAAGCCTGCTGGCCTTGATTCAGGAAAGGCTCTTCGTGAATACAACGATATAGAGTCAGAGCGTTTTGCCATTGTTGGCCAAGCTTGGGAGCAATTCTTCTTAGACATAGGTGCGCAGCTTATTGAGTGTGCAAAGGATATCTACAAAACAGATAAGAATTACTCAGTCATGGTTCGAGAGAAGAAGTTCTTAAAGACAATTAAATGGGCTGATGTGAACATGGATGAGGATAAGTATCAGATGCATTGCTGGCCAGTGAGTCAGCTGCCCTCAACACCTGCAGGCAAATTAGCAGCTATTCAAGAAATGATGCAAGCGGGTCTTATTGATCCTGAGACAGGTATGCAGTTACTAGATTTCCCAGATCTAGAGCGAGCACAGAATTTGAAGTTTGCAGCTCGTGAGCTCGTTCAAGACATAGTTGAGAAGATGGTAAACGATGGAGAATACACAAGCCCTGAGCCATTTATGGATCTTCAGTACTGTGTTCAATACACGCAGACTGTTTATAATAAGGCGAAGTTAGACAACGTACCTGAGGAGAACTTGGAATTACTCAGGCGTTTCATGGAGCAGGCTCAGTATATGGCCGCCCCGCCAGCTGAGCCCGTTCCCCAAGATTCCATGATGCAACAACAACCGCAGCCAGAAATGCCTGTGGAGCAACCGCAATTACCACCAATAGCTTAAATGAGAGGGATTCATGACTATGGAGAATGAACAAACACCAGCTACAGTTATACCTAATGGACAAGTACCAACACAGACGGAAGCGATACCTGTTGAGGCTCCGCCAGTTGAGGGAGCGCCGAAGGCAGAGGCAGCCGAGGCTAAGCCAGATGATAAATTCAGTCAGAAGTTTGCTTTGCTCTCTAAAAAAGAGCGTGAGATTCAGCTTAAAGAAAAGCAAATAAACGAGAAATTATCGAAATATGGCACTATTGAAGAGATTCAAAAGCTTCTAGAGACTGATCCAACTGGTGCCTTTGAGAGGTTGGGCACAACTTACGAGAAGATTGTTGATAAGATTATAGAAAATCCTAAAAAAGCTACAACTGAGATTGACCTATTAAGAAAAGAAGTAGAAGAGACGAAGAAGATGTTGGCTGCTGAAAAAGCGGCTAAGGAAGAGACTGAACGACAAAAATCAGTCGCTACCTACAAAAGTGCTCAAAAAGAGTTTATATTGGGTGCTAAGGATAAGTATGAGCTCATCAATGCTTTCGATGAGTGGGACTTGGTATACGATACTGCAACTGAGTATTACGAAACGCATAAAGAAATACCAACTCACGAACAGATAGCAGATATGGTTGAGGCTCACTTAGAGAAGACTACGAATCCTTTGCTTGAAAAAGTGTTACAAACTAAGAAGTTTGGACATTTTGCCAAGCCAAAGGATGAACCCAAGGCCGAATCGCAAGAAGCACAATCGCTACCAGGCAAATCACAAACATTAACAAACAATATGTCACAAACAGTGACGAATCCTGGAGCAGACAAGTACCTCACCGCAGAGGAGCGCTTGCAGAAAGCCTTGTCCATGCTCCGATAATAAAAGGAGCCTATAATGGCTAACGACTCAATAACTAGTTTTACACCGGCCTTAAAACAGATTTATACCAAGGACGCAGTACAGAACCTTGTCTATAAATCAAATCCCTTCTTCGCAATGGTTCCTAAGTTCGAAGACTTTGGTGGATTAAACCTCCCCATTCCTTTGATCTATTCCGATCCTATGGGAAGAAGCTCAGTATTTGCTACAGCACAAGCTAACAAAACAGCTATGGGCTTAAAGGCATTTACCCTTACCCGTAAGTCTGACTATGCACTTGCTTCAATCGACAACGAATTGCTCCAAGCTGCTAAGAACGACAAAGGTACCTTCCTTCTTCAAGCTAAAGCAACGATTGACGGAGCTATCCATGCTCTTAGCCGATCTATTGCTACATCTTTGTTCCGTTCCGGTGGTGGTGCTATCGGCCAAGTGGCTAACTCCTCATTTGCTACAACCGTGTGTACTCTCACGAACGCACAAGATGCAGTTAACTTTGAAGTGGGCATGGTTCTCCAAGCCAACGACACAAACGATGCTACCTCGATTCGTTCAGGTACATTGACTGTTGCTAGCATTGACCGTTCCGCTGGAACTGTAACCATGACAGCTAACTTGTCGACTGGTATTGCATCTATTGCACAAAACGACTTCCTAGCTGTTCAAGGTGACTTTGGAGCTAAGATCTCAGGCTTAGAGGCTTGGGTTCCGTTCACTGCTCCTGGTGCGACTGCTTTCTTCGGTGTTGATCGTACAACCGACATCACCAGACTTGCCGGTCAACGTGTTGATGGCTCTGCACTCCCCATCGAAGAAGCCCTCGTGCAACTCTCCACACAGATTGCGCAAGAAGGTGGTTCATCTGACGTTTGCTTTATGAACTACAAGAACTACAGAGATTTAATCAATGCTTTGGGTTCTAAGGTTATGTACGCAGACATGAAGGTTACCCCTGAAGTTGGTTTCCGGTACGTTATGATCGATGGCGCAAACGGCCCAATCAAAGTAGTGCCCGATCAAAACTGTCCCGTAAACTTCAGCTGGATGCTGGAACTTGCTACCTGGAAGCTTTACAGCCTAGGTGCTGCTCCTCATATCCAAAATAGCGATGGCGTTGGACCGATTCTCCGTGAATCTTCAAGCGATAGCTATGAGACCCGTATTTCCTTCTACGGAAACTTGGGTTGCAATGCCCCCGGCTTCAACGGCGTTGTTAAGCTCGCATAATTAGTATCTAGAAAAGGCCGCACCTTTCTTGGGAGGGGGGTGCGGCTCCTCTTTGTCTCCCTACTTAACCGACCTAGAGGGATAACTAGGAGCTGACTTCGGACAACCGTCTCAGCAGAAAGTGTTGTTTTATGGCTAATAGAAATTATAGAGATCGCATTTGGAACATGGAAAACGGCCTCGTTATGATCACGGGTCAAATCGTGATTGCAGCTGATGCCTCAGTAAGCTCAGTTGTTGGTAAGGGTTTTACGGCTGCAAAAACTGCAACCGGCGCCTACACCATCACCCTTGCTGATCCATTTACTTCCTTCATGTCTGGACAAGCTAGTCTTCTTGCTGCAACAGCAGTTGACCTTGTTCCACAGTTTGTGTCTGAGACAGTGGCTTCAACGAAGCTTGTTGTTATTAAGACTCTAACTGGTGCTACTGCTACTGATCCTGCTGCTGTTTGCCGCATATTATTTTCTCTGAAACTGAAAAATTCAGGCGTTTAATATGATGGGTATGATGGGCGATTCTAAGAAAAAGAAGATTGCCGCCCTTATTATTTCAGCTGGCGCACCTATGGAAGATAAAGAAGATTCCGGTGAGTACGAAAAAGAAATGATGAAGAGTTTAGGCGATGATCTCCTTTCCGCTTTGGGAATAGAGGGCAAAGACGGAGCAAAAGTTGCTGAAGCAATTTGCGCTCTTGCCGAAATGCACTATTCTAAAATGGAAGGGGAGGAAGAATCAGATGGCAAAGAAAGTTAAAAAAGTAAAAAAACCAAAAGCAGGAAAATAAGACACTTGTTTTTTCAGCTTTTGTAGTTTCGGACCCAGCTTGGGAGCTTCATGAGGAATCTCCATTTCACTTTTAATTCCCGGGCTGGGAACGTTTTAAGAAAGGGGAGATAGTTTAATGGCCTTAACCGTTACTCTCTCGAACATGCGTGCCCAAGTCAGGCAACGCGCTGATATCGAAAATTCAAACGTATGCACAAATTCAGAGATCGATACACACATTAACTCAGCTATTCGTGATCTCTATGACATGCTTGTGCAAGCAGACGAGGATTACTACACAATTTCAAGCACTATAGCTGCAACTGGGCTTACTGCTACTTATTCCTTGCCTACAAACTTTTATAAGTTGAAGGGTGTGGATTATCCGGTGAATGGAATACAGGCTCCAATGGAGAAGTACAGCTTCATGGACCGCAACAAGTACATTTATAATGACGTGATTCTTAGATACCGCATTGTTGGATCTAATATCGTGTTTACGCCTATACCCGCCGCACAAACGATTACTTTGTGGTATGTGCCAGCACCGGCTGACTTGGCTGCAGATAGTGATACATTTGATGGTATTAACGGGTGGGAGGATTTTGTTGTTGTGGATGCAGCTATCAAATGCGTGATCAAGCAAGAACAAGACCCCAGTCCCTTAATGGCAGAGAAGAATGACCTTGTATCTAGGATTAACGCTATGAAGGAGGCTCGTGATATTGGGCAGCCTGAGGTTATGACAGACGTTCGCAATGCAATCGCCTTTCCATGGGTATTTCCATACGGAAGATAGACGATGTTTAAAAAGATAATACCAGAGGATGATTACCAGTTAGCTAAGGTACAAGATAATGTATCAGAAGCTGTTGGTAAGATTGAGGGGATGCCTTGGAACTCTGGCGTTATCTTTGAGGACGTAGTCTTTAGCGGTACAAGTATTCCCTTGGTATCAGATTGGATTACGTACACACCTACTGGTTCCTTCACAACGAATACTACATATACTGGTAGATACCGTAGAGTTGGACAGAGTTTAGAGATGGACGTGCTTCTTAGCTTTGCAGGAGCTCCAAATTCAACGTCTCTTGATGTGAACACACCGACAGATCCTGCTACAGGTAGTGCCTTTGTAATTGATACTAATTCTATGGCCTCCTCTAGTCCTAATGCCAACGTGCATTTAGGGATTGGATTGGCTATGGATTCAGGCACAGCAGAGCACATGCTTCGCATGCTCTACAACACAACAACTACATCTCGTGGAGTATTGTTTGTTACCTCTGGGGCGTCAGCTACCGAGACCTCAATTACGCAAGTCAATCCATTTACAATAGCAAACGGGGACAAGATTACATTTCAGTATTCGGCCCCTGTAACGGCTTTTACTACTGGTAACAATGCAGACAAGATTGTTGACCATGGGTTGAGACGAGTGCCTAAGGGTTTTGTTGTTATTAAGCAGAATGCAGCAGGCGCAGTGTATGTGTCACCAACTACGAATCCACGTCCTGATTTACAGGTAATTTTACGAGCAACGAGTGCAATGACAGCATCCATATGGGTGTTTTGAGGAGAATGATATGCCAGTAACTTCGACAACGCCCTTAATGAACTTGGTGCTACCGACAGTGGGACCAACAGGACAGGTCGGTCCTACATGGGCAACAAATCTAAACGATGCATTTAATCTTGTTGATGCTCATGACCATACGACTGGTAAGGGGCCTAAGGTTCCTGTTGCAGGATTGTCTATTAATGCCGATCTTTCGATTGGTGGTTTTAACCTCACAAACGTAAATACTACTAAGTACAATTCACTCGGATCAGCCCTTGCCTCCTCATTCACAAACTCAGTTTATGTTGTTGGCGGAGAGCTGTACTTTAATGACGGCTCAGGCACTGATGTACAACTTACCTCGGGTGGTGCGATCAACGTCGCAAGCTTAGGTACTATTACTGGCGACTACTCAACATCTACAGCTGATTTGAATTACTCAGATACGACCAAGACATTTACCTTTAAGCAGTCAGCAACTGAGACGGCGTTTATATCTTGTGGATCAATCTCAATATTTGAGAACGTAGCTAGCGCTAAGTTTACAAGGATTCAAAATACGACAAGTCAGGCGAGCGATCAAACAATTACTCTTTGGGCGGCACTCCCAGGCTCAACACTTCCTGTTAAACTATCAGCCGCAGGAGTTCTTAGTTCAGCAACTATAGACACTGCAGATATCACGAACTTGGCAGTAACGGCTGGCAAGATTGCAAACACCACGATTACTCAGACACAAATGGCAAATGCGAGCATAGGGACTGCGCAATTAATTGATGCAAACGTTACCCAGGCTAAGCGTGCGGCTCTTGGCCAACAAATTAGCTCAGCTGTTACATTTCAACAGACTACATCAACATCTCCTGTAGACATAACCAATCTATCGGTCTCAATAACTACAACGGGAAGGCCCGTCTATATAGGATTTATCCCAGATGGCTCAACGTCTAATTCAGCCATTGGAGGGAATCGCGTCTCAGTGTCTGGTGTGATGCATTCGGAATATTATATAGTTCGAGATTCCACAACTATCGCGGAAATAGAATGGTTTTTTAACGCAACGGCAACCTTGGCTGGAGCTACGACCCCTCCTGGGTGCATATGGATTATAGATACCCCAGCCGCAGGAACGTATACTTATAAAGCACAAATGAGCCTTGGATCTGGTGGATCTGGTGCTAGGGCCACTATAAATGCAGTAAAGTTGATTGCGTACGAGCTATAAGATGCCATTACAGAAGCAAAACATACCCATAGGCCTTGGAGTAGGAGTCGATACAAAGACTGATCCTAAGGTTGTACAGCCTGGAAAGCTCTTGGCTTGTGAAAATGGTATCTTTACAAAGATCGGCACTATCACGAAGCGCTTTGGCTTTGATGATTTGCCTAAGACAATCTTAGGCTCCTCTGCTGTAATAAATGGCTCAAAGAAGCTTGCTACATTTAAAGACGAGTTATTGCAGCTTACTTCCCAAGATACCTACTCCTTTGTTGAGAGCTCTGATACTTGGGCCAATAAGGGCAAGGTTGGTAGCGTTTCAGTTGAGTCAGTCTCAGTTGTTAAGAACACGGCAGCACAATCAACTCCTGATGTAAATACTACGAATGGTGTGACGGTATACGCGTGGGAGGACAGTCGTGGTGGAGTCAGGGCTACAGTTATTGACCAGGCTAGCGGACTTCCTTTGCAATCAGACGTGTCACTCTCTGCTACTGGCCTTCGTCCACGAGTATCTAGTGCTCATGATTATATCTATGTTCACTATATGGATGCTGCTAGTACATTCAAAGTTCAAAGACTAAATCCAGCCTCACCACTTACCTTTGAAGCAGCAGTCACAATTCAAAGTGATGCAAATGCTACAAATCCTAATTTCGACATCACACCAATCGGTACAAACTTGGCCTGTGCTTATGAAACTACTGGGAACGTAATTAAGGTTGGGTATTTAAAGACTAGTGGGGAATTTGGAACGACTGTGGAAGGATTCCCCAATGCAGTAACCACGACACAAAGTGGTTCAGGTTGCATAGGACTTGCAACTCATTTTTTGGGGGATTCAAACGATGCAATATATGTGTTTTATCATAATACTACTAACGGCCTTCGTTGTGCAATTTATCCCCTAGATCTAACAACTCCAACTGTTGTGACGATGGACACAATCCTCACACAGGTAAATCAGATTGGCGCACTAGAGGACAATGGTACTGCCTATATTTGGTACGAGGTAAATGCAGCAGCAACGTATAATTATCGCATTAAGGCCAACTCTGTTACGCGTGCTGGAACGGTAGCGAGTGGAACTGGGACTGAGCACGTAAGATCAGTAGGGCTTGTATCAAAGCCGATTAAGGAAGCCGATGGCAATTTTTATTACGTCGTCTGCCACGAATCGACCTTGCAACCTACTTACTTCACAATGAAATACATCACGGCCTCACGTGGCTTTATCGTAAACTCCTTTGCAAAGCTTGCCTCAGGTGGGGTGCTAACAAAGAGATCAACCCTTACAAACTTAGCTGAGGTTGAAGATTCAGTTTATGCCTATGCTGCGAGAGTTAAGACTCAGCTTATAAGTGATGCAGGAACAGTCTACACACGTGTTGGGTTAAACTCTACAAGCATCTCATTTGATGATTCAAGATTATTTAACTCTAAGACACTTGGTGACAACTTACATATTTCAGGCGGCCTACTGCAGAATTACGATGGCACCTCTGTTACAGAACATGGTTTTAACGTATTCCCTGAGAATATCTCAAACTCAATTACTGGTGGAGCTGGGACAATTACAGCTGGCACGAGACTTTATCAAGTTGTTTACGAGTGGACCGATCAACAAGGGCAAATACACCAATCTGCACCTTCTGTGTCCTTATCAGTTACAAATATATTGAATGATCGTAACACGCTTACGATTCCGACTCTTAGAATCACGGAGAAGAAGTCAGCCAGTGGGAGAACAGATGTCTCGATTGCTATATATAGGACTATTGCTAGTGGCTCTATATTTTATCGTGTTAGTTCAATTACAAGTCCTACATTAAACGACGTTACAGTTGACTCCATTACATTTAACGACGGCACTCCTGATGCGTCCATTACTTCAAATCAAGTTATATACACTTCAGGCGGCGTGCTTGATAACGATCAGCCTCCCTCGTGTAAGGTGATTGAGGAATATAGGAACAGGCTTGCGATTGCAGGGTTGGAGGATGAGAATTTGATTCAGCTCTCAAAGGAGAGGGTGCCTGGTGAGGGCGTTTCCTTTAGCGATGCTATTCAAATCAGATGCGATCAGGGTGATGGGGGCATCGAGGCTCTACAAACTCTTGATGATAAGCTTATTATATTTAAAAAGGACTCTTTGTATCTAACGGCAGGCGATGGACCAACAGATGCTGGAACAAATAACGATTATCTAATTCCGCAAGTGATTGCGACAGATGTGGGAACCTCTGATCCACAGTCTGTTGTGAGAATGCCACTAGGCCTCATGTTTAAGTCTGAGAAGGGTTATTATCTCTTAGGTAGATCATTGCAGCTTGAATACAAGGGCGCTCCTGTAGAGGCCTTTAACGATCTTACGGTTACTGGAGCTGTGTTGAAGGCTGAGAAGAATCAGGTGATATTTACACACTCTGATGGTCAAGCTGTGATTTACGATTATTACTTTGACCAATGGTCAACGGCTACCGGGCATGAGTCCTTGTCATCAGCCAATTGGAAGTCGACCTATGTGTTTATGAAGGACGATGGGGTTGTTTATAAGGAGTCAGCTACTAGCTATTTTGATGCTGGAGCTACGGTATCAACAAAACTCATAACTCCATGGATTAGTGCTGCACAATTACAGGGCAGCGAGCGACTTTATAAGATACTTCTTTTGGGTGAGTTAAAGAGTCAGCATAAGTTAAAGGTAACGATACAATATAATTTTGTACCAACGGACTATGAGTCCTTTGTATATGATTCGGAGACGATCTTTGGAAGCAACTATTACGGTGAAGACGCTTATTACGGCGCTAGTTCTTATTATGGTGGGGTGGATGGTCTCTACCAGGTCGAACTAAGACCTGCCTTGCAGAAATGTGAGAGTTTCAGGCTTGTTATTTTAGATTTGAATCCTGAGCAAGTAGAGGGTGCAGGTTTTACACTTGTGTCGATGCTTTGTGAGGTCGGAGTAAGGGCTGGAACATTTAGACAAGCGATGACAAAGAGAGCGAGCCCACAATGAGTGAACTAAGGCGCTTTGATTTAGACGGCGATTACCCAAAGATATGCGATTGGTGGATTCGTTGGGGGCACGCAGTTCAGGCTAAGGAAGATTTGCCTCCTGTAGGATATATTAACGACAACGCTGCTTGTTTTGTCTTGGAGACGAAAAGTAACCTTTGTTTCATTGATTCGTTGGTATCTACGCATGATGTGGATGCTGTTGGTAGATCAAAAGACATTACAGAAGTGATTGATGCCTGTTTAAAGTACGCAAAGGAGCATGACTACAAGTATGCGCTTGCGATTACAGAGAAGCAAAGTGTTTTGAATCGTTCCGTCAATTCATTAAATGCTAAGTGGGTTGGGACTTATGAGCTTATTAAGAGGGAGTTATAAAATATGTCAGCACTAAAAACCTTGGTAATGGGTCCAGATAAAGTAAACGTAGGGGCTAAGACAAAAGAAGCCTTTAAAAATCCATTTTTATCACAAGGAATGGGGCAGATTGAGAAAGAAAAAAAGGGTCTTGGACAATCTTACTTAGATCAAGGGCCGCAAGATGAGTTTCGTGCTGGACAACAGGGGCTTGTCTCACAATTACAAGCACGTGCTGCTGGAACTGCGGGACCATCGTTAGCTGAGCAGCAATTAATGCAGGGACAAGAGGCCAATCGTATGGCTCAGCTCTCACAAGCAGCCTCCCAACGTGGCGGGTACAATCCCTTAGCTCAAAGACAAACAGCTCAAAACATTGCCATGGGCAATCAACAAGTTGGACAACAAGCAGCATTGCTTAGGAGCCAAGAGCAGCAACAGGCAGAGCAAGCCTTAGCTGGGGCGCTACAAACGGGCCGTCAACAAGACATTGGAGTTCAGCAGTTGTCGGTACAAGAGCAGCAAGCGCGCGATCAACTTATACAGCAATATTTGGCTATGGGACTTTCTCTACAACAAGCGCAGTTTCAAGCTAATCAAGACTTCCAGAAACTACGTGTTGGCGTGGGTCAGCAGAATGCGGCAGCTCAGCAACAACATGCAAGTGGGCTGCTTAGTGCGGCAGCAGGAACAGCAGCAGCTTTGGCTAGTGGTGGGGCATCTAAGGCAGCAGGAGTTTAATAATGGAACAAGATATAATAACAATTATTGGTCCTGACGGGAATCCAATGCGTATTGCAGCGAGTGCAGTAGATCCGGCTAAATATCAGTCGCTCCCGCAAATGCCACAATCAAACTACGCAATGTCTCAAACTCCTGAGTATCAGGCCGAGGCCAATGCAGCGCCTGGACTATTAAACGAATTAACTGGTGGTCCAGTTAATAAGATGATGGGCGTTCAAGACCCAACCTTACAGGCAGAACAAGATGCTATTCAAAAAGAACTGGCTGCTGAGGCTGTACAAAAGGCGGGAGTGCCAGTTGGTATTGAGGGTTCGTCCATGCCTCCCCCTGTTTATCCATCCGTAGCAAAGCAAGCGGCAATAGATCCTATACAACAAGGCAATGATCTTCGTATTGGAGCTGCAAATCAGATTGCAGGCATTGCAGAAAAAGTTGGAACGTTTAAGGCTAATGAGCAAGCTGCCTATAACGATGCAATGAAGGCCAACATGGAGAAGTCGGCTGAAGAGGCAAAGAAGAAGCAAGATATTTATAATAACGTACAGGCAACAATTGAAGATAACGCAAAACAACTTGCTGCAAATCCTCCAAAGGACTTTTGGGCTGATAGATCCTCTGGTGCCAAAGTACTCGCTGCCTTGTCCATGGGAATTGGAGCTTATGCTGCAACCACTGGTGGTGGGCAGAACTATGCAATGAAGATTATTGATGACGCCATTCAACGAGATGCAAATCTGCAAGCTGCAAAACGTCAGGGCCTAAAAGAGGCTGGCGCTACAAAGTTATCGGGCTATCAGACGCAACTTGCAGCTCTTGGAGATGCGGCGGCAAGCCGTGATGCAGACGTTGCTGCTAAATATAAATTCATGCTCGGCAAAGTTCAACAATATGAGAATGGATTAAAGGGTGCTGAGGCTAAGGCTCAGGTACAAGATTTAAAGGGGCAACTGCAAACGGCTTATGGAGTAGCTCTACAAAGTGCTGCTGAGAAGGCCGCAAAGAATACTGCTGAAAAATCAGAGAATTATATTCCCTCTCTTGGCGTGTATGCTTACAGCAAAAAAGCGGCTGAGGGATACAATGAATTAGCTGCTGCAACAAACACTGCTGCAGATGGGATTCAAGAACTTCAGCGTATCGGAAACATTAAAGGTAAGGAAATTACTCCTAAGGTTAGAGCGGAAGCTGAGACGATTGCGTCTCTAGTTCGGGCCTCTCTTCGCGTCCCTATACTTGGGCCTGGAACAGTTAACGATGCAGAGCGAGCGCTTATGGAGAAGATTGTTGCAGATCCTACAACTGTTTTTTCACTTAGTGAGTCCAATAAAACAAGACTTCAAACTCTTGCTACTAGATTGCAGGCAAATCTAAAGCAACAACAACGGGCATACGGCCTTAGCGGAGAGGGTCCTACACAAAAGATATCCTCCTTTAAGGCTGACTAATGGCTGAAGAGAATAACTACAGAGCAGATCCAAAGACTGGCAAGGTTTCAGTTATTAGCCCAACTGGGCAATATGGGACTATAGATCCGGCCGAACTAACGGCGGCACTCTCATCTGGCTACAAGTACGAATCACCTGAGGAGCGCATAACCCGAATTGAGGGAGCTCAGTATGGTGGGGGGATTGTTAATCCACTCGCTGCTGGAGCACTGGGTGCTGCTCGCACTCTAACTGCTGGTGGTTCTGACGTTATTGCTCGTGCAGCAGGACTTGCTCCCGAGGTACGTAAGCTTCGTGAATACAATCCAGTCACATCTTTAGCGGGAGAGATTGGCTCAGCCTTTATATTACCAAGTGGTAAAGAGGGTGCGGCTAAGGGGCTAGTTAAGCGTGCCGGTGCCATTAGTCCACTAGGCCTTGTTACACGTGGAGCACAAACTGCGACACAAGGAATGGCAAATCGTATTGTACAAGCTGCAAGTCGTGAGGCCATTATTGGTGCTGGCTTTGGAGCTGGACAAACTATTTCAGATGCGGCTCTTTCAGAGGAAGACCAAACGCCTGAGTCCATTGCAACGAGTCTTATTTCAAATGTCGGACTAGGTGCCTTAACTGGTGCTGCTGGTGGAGCGGCCTTTGAGAAAATACTTGGCAGCGGAACTAAGACTGCACAAAGACTTTTAAAAGCAGACGAAGCAGTTGAGGCAACAGCGCAGAATGTTCCAAAGAATATTTTAGATGTGCCTGTAACTGGAACCATAGGTCCTGAGCAAACTGCCTTGGGTGCTGAGATCCGCGCACAAGTACGCCCAGATTCAGTTGACGCTATTAAAGCACTAAACAGCGCCTATGAGGGCATGGGACTTGGTGCTGGTGATTTGCCTACAGCTCAGAGATTAAATGAAGTGAAGGCCATCCTTGGCGATGAGATGAAGATTAAGCCCCTTATTGTTCATGAGGAGATGGCAGCAAGTAAGAAGGCGCGTGATATTTACGGCACTCTACTTCGAGACACGCCATCTGCTGATGCTGAGGCACTCCTTCGTTACGAGCAAAACTTTAAAAAGCAAGCAGAGCTTGGAATAGCTGACGCTATTACGGCTGGTGGACCAAAGGAATTTAAGCCGCTCTATGAGGCAGGCGATGAGATACTAAGCGGCATTAAATCCACTCATGCTGCTGAGAGAAAAACCTTGGGCGATATCTTTGAAAAGATTGGCGCAAAAGAAATTCCAGCAGGCGCTCACAACGCTGATTTCGTTGTCTCTCTATCTAAGGACATTCCCTTCTTAGGGCGCGCGATGAAAGTTAGTCCAAATGGAAAGATATCCTTTGATGCCTTTTCTCCAAAGTTTGGGATTGATGAGGCAAGCTACAACATACTTAAAAAAGTTGGTGAAGCGGTCAATGACTCTGAGGTAACAATAAAGGACCTTCAAGGAATTAGAGAATACATTCGTCAATCAAAGGACGTTACCTCTCTTGGTTCAAAGACCCTTGATCAAGTTCGTAAAACAATGCTTGATCACGTCTCAAAGGTTACTGAACTCTATAAGCCTGATGCAAAGATTAGAGAAGCAATTACCCGCTACGCAATTAACGAGGGGAACCTTGATAAGCTAGAGCGTATTATTGGTGGGAAGGTTGATGCGCTTAATCTTTTAGACAAGGCCGTGCCCGAGAACGTTGTTGGAAAGATCTTTTCAAACTCAAACAACATGCAAGCGGCTCGTGAGATATTAGGTGAGCAACGTTTCGCCGATCTCACAAAGAACTACGTTAATTCATTTGTTGAGAAGGCCACTGACAAGGTTAAGGGAGGCTTTTCAAGTCAGAAGTTTCATTCTGAGATTCAAAAGAAGTCAGCGTTACTCAAACAAGCTATGGGTGAGGAGCGATATAACAAGCTCTTAGCTTGGACTGATGCTGCACGCCTAATACCTGACGCTCCTCCCGTTAATTCAAGTGGTACAGCTAAATCAGGCCTTATTCGTTCTGCCTTTGATGCAGGCAAAAAGGCTATTAACTTGCAAATGGGGGACGCTGTCGGCGCAATAGACGACTACCTGCAAGCAAAGTCTAATTTGAAGCTTATGGGTGATGTTTTAAAGGGTCAAAAGACTCTGATGGACATCCAAAAGACGCAAAATAAGAGCATTAAGGAATCAGTAAAACAGCTATTTGAAAAAGGCAAAGGCGTAGTTGGTGGGAAGAAGGACAATGCGGCTCGTGCGATCACCAAGGGTGTGTTGTCGATTAGCTCCATTAAGGCTGAACACGATAAGCAAGTAGAGAAGATAGCAAATCTTGCAAACAATCCTGAGATGCTTGCTGAAGCATTGGGCGTAAATACAAGTAGGCTTGCTGAGTATGATCCTGCAATCCAATCACAAGTTGTGCAAAAGGCTCAGGCTGGAATAAATTATCTAAACAGCATTGCTCCAAAGAATCCTGGTATTACAGACGCACTTGATCCAAATCAAGAATATCGGGCAAGTGATGCCGAGTACATGAAGTGGGCTAGATCGTATAAGGTAGTAAATCAGCCTCTGAGTATCTTAGATGACATGAAGCAGGGCTTATTAACTCCTGACTCTGTGAAGGCGCTTGTTGCTGTATATCCTGACTTACATGCGCGAATAATGAAGGGTGTTGTTGACGAGTCGGCAAAAACGAAGAGGCCACTAAGCTTTGAGCAAAAGAATCAGCTTAGTATTTTGGCTCAACATCCAATGAAGTCATCGTTTAATCCACAGTTCATAGCTGCAATGCAAAAGAACTACCAGCAGGGCTCAGAGCAGCAGGCTCCACGTCCTACGGCTGGCGGGATGAAACAACTAAACTTAGCAGAAGGTTCTCAAACTAATTTACAACGGGTACTATCAAGATAAGGGGTATTTATGGCACAAAAAACAATATTACGAGTTAATGCTCTTCCACTACAAACAGTGACTACAGGCACTATAACAAGTGCTGCAATTCACTTAGCAAGTGTTGACCACGTTTCAGTTCAATATAACTGGAGTGCTGGGTCAGGAACACCAGTTGGAACATTTCAGTATCAACTCTCAAACGATGGCGTTAACTATGTTACCTATGCCTTTGCTCCAGTGCTTGCACAAACAGGTAACTCTGGAACTGTAATTGGAATGTTGACTGCTATGTCGACTGGTACAGGTCCTGATATTGCTGCTGAATGGCTTAAAGTACAATTCACACATTCAAGCGGAACAACACGTGCTGTTGAGTGCTTTGTATTCGGTAAATCTAAGAGCGGCTGATGGAAGCTGAGTTAAAAACACTTCTTGGTCCTATTACAGGCGGCATTATTGTGCTTGTTATTACCCAAGTGGCTCAGGTTATTTGGGCCATCGTTAAGGGTGGAACAAAGGATCTGAGAGACAACACGCATGCCATTATTCAGCTTCAAGTTGAGATGAAGCATGCGATAGAGAAGTTATCCTCTATTCCAGAAATGCAGAATGACATTAATGGACTAGGAAGTGCGATGCGTGAGATGCGAGCACAGTTTGCTTTAAACAAGAGAGACCAGGATCAATGACAAAGGAAGCTAGGGACGTATTTTTCTTCCTTGGCTTTTTTATCTCATGTTTGTTTTTGCATAGAGAAGCTGCGCCTGTACTTATGCTTACCTTTGCATTGCTATTTTTAAAGCAATGGAAGGAGCCACAATAGTGATGTTAATTGATTGGGCCGCTCTCAAATACTTTAAGAAGTTTGACACAATAGACCATTGGGGGGACCCCAACAGGATGCAGGCAGAGATACTGCTTCGTGTTGATGCGTTAAGAGATTTTGTAGGAAAGCCGATCTTTGTAACAAGTGGTTTTCGTGAAAACGATCGTGGAGAGCATGGCTCGGGCAACGCTCTTGATATTGTGTGCCCCACTCTTTCTTTGTTGGATTTTTATCTCTCTGCTGAGAGGTTCGGATTCACAGGATTAGGAGTTTATCCGAATTGGAAATGGGATGGACTTGAAACCGGAGGCCTGCACATTGATTTGCGAGATCTTGGCGCTAGAATAGGCTCTAATTTTGCAGAATTTAAGGGTGCAAGATGGTTAGCGTATAAGGGTGCTGACGGGAAGCAAGTTTACACAACTTTAGATAAGGCGAATTTAAAACGCTATGGTGTTATTTAACAACTTGGGGGAAATGAATATGAAGAAATGGTATTTGAGTAAGTCTGTATGGGTTAACGTAGTAATGCTTGTTGCAGCGATTGTACCTGCAAGTCAGGCATTTTTAGCACAGCACTTTGCCGAGGCTGGAATTGGCTGGTCGATCGTTAACCTCGTGCTTCGAAGCATAACAAAGCAAGAACTTACAAAGTAAGATGTTTGCTACAATCTTAGAGATTGTGAAGAAGCTGCTTGCGCTTGTGTACGACTTAAAGCCCACTGCCTTTGAATCTAAAGAAAAGGCAAAAAAGGAAGCTGACGATCAACAGCAGAGTTTTTGGGACGATAGAAGCCTATGAGATACGTTTATTTGGCCCTAGGATTCATTATAGGAGCCTGTGTCAGTCGTCCCATGTCTGACGTCATAGAGTACCAACTGGACTCAATAGAGCACGTCTTACGGCCTGAGAGGGGCGAGCCTATACATGTGGGGGCAACTGAGGGCTACCGGTGCTTCTCTAGTGACGGGTTAAAGAGCATTAAGCGGTATATCGTGGATTTGGAACATCAGGTGATTGAGTGCCAAAAGTTAAAAAAGTAAAGGGTCCTAGGGGTCGGCCTAAGATGTCAGGGCCTGATGTCGTTTGTTGTGTAACTGGCTATGGCGGGGCCGAATTTCATCATATTTTTTCCCAGAAAGCGTTTCCAAAACTTCGTAACGAGGGTTGGAATAAAATTCCGTTAAGACATGATTTGCATTACATGGCCCACAAGCAGGGCATGGTTCATTTGTCTATTTACTTTCCACAGGTTCAACTGTGGCTGATCGCGCATGACTGGTATCTTTGTCCGTTAAAGCGGGTTTGGAGACATGATTTGCCTGCAGGTATGGATATTAAAAAAATTGAGGAACGGCCTGAAAGACCGTCCTCCTAAAAAACCAAACGTGACTCAAATTTACTTTACCTTACTCCACTAGACCCAACGGTGCTAGACGGTACTAAGTCCTAAAGTCCTTAACAAATAAAGCCGATTAAGCACAAGTCTTTTTTCCTATGGCCAGGTTAGGGTTTCACCCTCCAACGTTTCCCTAGCCTGGCACCTAACTCTTCTTCTTTTTAGCCTCAGCCTTACGTTTTACAGAGTACGCAATTGCTAGGGCTTGGCTGAGCTTTTTACCAGATGACAATTCTTTTTTTACATTGGTCCCGAATGTTTTCTTACTGGTCCCTTTTTTTAGTGGCATTTGATTTCTCCTTAACCCTCATAAGTAGTTTCTTTGAGTTGTTTACGTTTATGTAGCGATAAAGGACTTCTTCGTTTACGTGGATGCCAGCCTCTTCTTTATCAGGAGAGAAATATATTTTAAACATATCGTTCTTGGTTTTTAAAATAACCTCGCCAGTCTCGTAGTCTATTGAGAAGACGCGAGCCTTCTTCCACATAATGAGCTCCTTTAGTCTCTCCAACATATATGACCCATCTCCTAACAAAACTATACTTTACTTCGCGCTACTTAACACAACTTCACTTCACAATACCCAACCGCACGATGCAGAACTGTATATTATGTTTCCTCAATCCAGCATATTGCTGTAACGGGAATGAAGAGAACGCGCTCATCGATTTGCAACAGCACGTATCCCCCCCATTCATTCATAAATGTACCATATTTAGATTCTTTGGTGATGAGCTCTATACGAACTTGTCTACCTTGTAGTGCTATGGTGCTCAAAATGGTATGTCCTCCTGCGCGTGTGCTTGGAAGTTGTCTCCCTTGCCGTTGTTGTGGCCAATAGACTTACGTGCCTTCTCAGCAACCATTAAGGCAAGTTGCTCTGCATTCTTGTTCATTGGCTTTTTATCTTTTGCAGCCGACTGCTGTAGATAGGCTACATAATCTTGCAGCTCTTTTAAGGGTACTTCGTCGATTGATTTACCTTGGAACTTACCAAAGGGGATTACAAAGCCGGTTGCCGTGGTGCCTACATTAAGTGGTGGGATAGCCGAGCGTAGTGCCGTTGGAAGTGGAAGCGGCTTAATTGAGGCGACATTGGCATCGTCGTCGTCTTCGGCGATTCCAACAATAGCAGTGAGGCTTGTGCGTCTTGCATACGTTACAGCGCTCTTTAGCCCCTGGGGATCGTTCTTAACTGGGTTAAGAAGCATACGGCCCTCTATCCACTCGCCTGAGACGTGTAAGAGTGAGGTAACAAGTGTTGCATGTCCATCGGTAACGTCTAGTGTTTGAGTGATGGCAAGTCCCTCTGCTGCAAGTGGTTTTCTAATCGTGGAAAGAACGCCAGCAAGAGTTGTGTAGCTTGATTTAAAGTGTGGGTTTACAGCGTCTGTTTGTGCATCCTTAATTTGAGACTGCACCTTGCACAGAGCCGCTGTTATGTTCTTTATAGATTCGCTCTTCATTCTACAATTCCTTCATGTACTAGTTTATAGGTTGTCTTGGCATGTAGCCCACCAGGGGAGGTCTTTTCAACAACTACTTCGACACCGTTAAGAAGGTCCTTTTCTTGATCACGAGTTATCTCGCCAGTGTTTCTAAGAAAGGCGGCGTATTCGTCCTCATAGCCAGGCATTGTGGCACTAAACACCGTGTTGACGTATATCTTTTTCATTTTGCGATTAACTCCTTTTGCGGTATGTGGCTTTTATACAGTCCCGCACTGTGCAGTTATGTAGTGTTGGGTATCGTAAGGTCAAGTGTAGTGAAGTTCTGCGGCTCAACATTGGTCCTAGTGGATTCAGTGTTGGGCCATTATTGTTCACCACTAACCTCTTTTGTCCTTACAGTAAGCCTTTCTGATTCTGATCTCTTTATAAAGCCTAGCTCTTGCAATATCACTACTAAATCCGGTCGGGACTTTTTAAGATCTACAAGTGAGATGCTCTCGCGTGAGACGACAGATAGGTCTACAAATAAATCGCCTTCGCTGAACGTACCAAATTCCTTCAACTCTAATTTAGCCGCCTCAAATTGAGCCTGAGCCTTTTCTAGCGAGTACTTTGCAGCCATGTATCTATCGACCGCTTCAAAACGCTCAGACATATTAGAGTGTTTTAAGTATTGTAAGCGCTTGTCTTAGTTCTTTGATTTTATTTTCGTAGAAACGAATTTTGGACTCTACAGTGCTAACGATGGTTCCGGCCTTATCCATCGAGATCGTATCAGGAGTATTTGTACGCGCTGTCTCACGTCCTTGTTTAATCCAGTTGTACGCTGTTGGAACAGATATCTTGGCTTGGCGTGCAGCTTCTCTTACTGTGACATTATTGCCTTTTTCAAAGCTAGCAAAGAAGTTATCTTTTTTTCTTTTTGTGACTGATGGGTTTGTTCTCATGTGGAATCTCCTTTAGTTGTGATATGTAGGCTTCTAGCGCCTCACCTAAGGATTCCTTTGGCATGACTCTATTAACAAGTAAAGTATAAAGTACCATACTTATACGTATTTTAACTGGGTGTGTGGGTGTTGTCTTAAATGGTCGTCCAGGTCTGCGCTTAACTGTCATTTCAGCCCCTCTTTAACGTGTGCCCAATAATCTTTAAAGTGTTCTTCATATACAACGATTGGGACATCTAGACTCATAATGCCGTGTTTTTTAGTATGCTCTAATTTAAATACGCAATGCCCTTGTTCATGATAAACAAGGGCTTTTCTTCTCTTTTCGTTAATCTCTGCCCACTTGTTTTTATTAATGCGTATATGTCTATAGTTAGCAAAGTAATCACAGCTGCCTTTAAACACCTGGTTATCATCTATAATGTCAACAAAGCTCATATCTACGGCCTCAACTCGTATACCTGTCTCGTATGTAGCTTGTATGGCAAACTCCTCAGCATAGGCGGCTAACTCGCTATCCATGCCACGGGCACAAGAGCAAAGAAAGAGTATTGCTATTAAGTATATGTTCTTCATTCTGCCACCATAGCCTCTAAATCAACCATCTTTTCAGCTTGTCTAAGTGGCACCTCAACCCAGTTGCCTGGTTCTAATTCTAACTCAGCAGCTGTAACCTCAATCTCAGCATCATCACCAGGGAGCCAATTGCCAAAGGCTGCACTAAAGTAAGGAGTGGTGCTTGTGGTTACATCGTAATGTATACGCCAGACTCTGCCTTCAGTGTCTGTAGCTTCTTTAATATCGCTCATGCATCCCCCTTTGTTTGTCCAAACATTTTGTATAGTCGTTCTTGTATGGCAAGAGTTACGCCCTCTTCTCCAACGCTCTTTCTTAATATCGCCATAGCCTCTAGAAACTCTTTATGGTTCGTTATGGACAACTCAATCATCCTCTCAACGAA